CACTCTTTCCCTACACGACGCTCTTCCGATCTGCCGTATATCAGACACTTGACCTTGGGTTAATCACCACGTTAAATCCTATTTTACAATACTGGTTCCAGCGCCTGATGACAATCAAACGGGCGCTCAAGGAGTTGAAGGGATGAGGGTATTTAGAATAGCGGCCCTGGTAATAGGTCTGGCGTGTACCCTAATGATGGCATTAGTATTTACTGACTTCTGGATGGATGGCAAGTGCATAATGATTGAGGACAATTTGTTCATCCGGGCATTTGAGTCCGTAATGATACTGTATGGGGTAATTGGGCTTTCTTGCATACTGGTTAGCGCGGTGAGGAATAAACGCCAATAACGAACCAAAGGAGAGTTTCAAGCTCTCCCCTTTTTTGCCCAAAAATATAGCCGCATCACTTCAAAACCTTGTCACCGTACTTGTGGATAAACCACATGACGGCTCCGGTAAAGGCCAGCATCCCAAACAGGGCCCATATTGTGCGAATACGGATCTCGTTTTCATCCTGGCTGATATTATTGTGCATTTTTATTTGCTCCTACAGCTTTAATAGCAAACGCCACCACCAAAGCCGTAATGAGAGCAAACGGCAGGTTAGTTGCATTCTGAACAGCGTGCTGCTTAATAAGCTGCCTGGTGGTGGGGGCCTTTTTCCTTTTACGTGACATTATTTCCTCCTCCCTAAAAACAGGGCGAGTATGCCGATCGAAATAATCAGCATGACCCCGATCCATGGCCAGGCTATGACGTGGCAGCGCCCGTTGATGCAGATTCCAATGCCGGTTTCTATTATCTCGAACATTTACATTACCTTATCTATCAATTTCCAGGTGTCACCATCCGGAAGCACTACGGACCGGAACATTGAATACTTCATGACGGACATGCCTCCAGTCGCCCAGCCACCCCACAGCAGGGGGCCCCAGGAATTAACCTCGATCCACCCGTCCAGGGTCCAGCCGATCTTGTACCAGCAATGCCCCCCGTTTTTGTTGCCCGGGTCCGGGAAAACGGAGAACTTGCCCATCCAGTTGTCGTACCACCAGCCAGCAACCAGGATAGGTCCGTACTGGAAGATTGTATTTTTTATCTCTTCGTCGGTGTTATTGACTGTAACGCCATAGTACCCATCAATCCCCCATTTGAGGTCAGGTTTTTGGCGGCAGCCCGACAGCTGCATGCCCTGCTTCAGCATCACATCACAGGATATGCGGGGATAAGTACCGGGCTGGTAGGGGATACCGTCCTGCTTCTTGCATTGCTGATATAGCCAGTCCGCGTTGAAGCGGTACAGGTGCTGGTACTGGCGCCATTCCTGGACAGATTTAACGCCGGCGGAGGCAAAGGCAACACACTTCGACGTGCTGCCCTGGTCAAGAATAGGAGGTTTCTCCATGGCCATGTAGGTGTTGGGGAGGGGCACCAGCGCGCGGGGCAACATGCGGATATTGTAGTCGCGCTGGTCCTGGCCGGGGCCATTGCCCGCGAGCCATCCATCAAGACGCCTTATTTTTGCAGCCATAATTACCTCACGTGGCGGTTTGTGGAATTCCACCGCTACAAGCGCCTTAAAGCGGTATGACCTTTAGCCGAAGGCTTGGTATCTAAGTTGTTAAATCGACCCAGTCGAGGCCGACCTGCAGCGGGCCGAATATGCTGCTGCCGTAGATCGACCAGTCGCAGACCTTGCCTTCCATCTGTTTGAGCCCGTACTGTGCCTGGTAGAGTTTGTTAAACTCGTTGATGACCCTCTTCAGCTCTTCGAAGGTGCGGGTGCCGCAGGGTATATGGTTGGCGGCCATGTAATCTTCTTTCAGCTGGGTGTAGTAGATCATTGGCCGGGCTACCTGGTCGGGCGTCGGCGGTGTTTTAATGCCGGTGTAAGAGACAAATCCCTTATCGAACAGGTCGAGGGATTTGTCGATCAGGCGCGTGAACTCTGAGATCCGGAATGCTTTCGGAATCTCGCGGCCGTCGACATTCACTACCATTTGCCTGAAATAGAAGGCCATCGCCCAGTCGCTAAGGGGAACATTATCCCCGAGGATCCGTTCTTTAGCAGCCGCTACCATGTTGTCGAGGCTGATCGGCGTGTACTGCTCATTTTCAGGGGTGATAGGAGATGGCGGGGTAGGAGCTAATGGTGTCGGAGTCGTCCCTGTCACGGCGCCTGCGGTAATCGGCGCGAGCTTCAGTTGGTTAAGGCTGATCTGCGTGACCGTGGCCTGTCCGCCGATAATCAGTATGCCCAGGGGAACGAGCACCTGGCTAACAATCTGTTCCAGGGTTGTCGCCTGCCCGGGGTCCTTGATGAAGTATATAATCAGCGCAGCAGCCAGCGAGCCTACAGCATAAATAACGGGTTCGAGACCGGTAAGAGGAGTAGCGCTGACCAGGCGGCGCAGCTGGGGTGGCGCGGACAGCAGCCGTGCGCGGTCGAAGCCGGCAATGGCATGGTTGGCCACCATGCCCAGGAGAAGGATGCCCAGCGGCAGTATAACCTGATTCAAGAACTGCTGGATAATGCTGGCGGTGGCTGGTGTGAAGAAGTATACGCAGCCGGCTGCCAGTATCGAGATCAGTGTGACCAAGAGTTTTTTGTACCCGTCGAGATTAGTGTCTAACATTTTCCCTCCTAAATTTGAGTCTTTATCTTATTCTCTTACGAGTTTATGTTCCTGTCAATTTTGCCTTTTCAACTGAATGTGAAATATTTATCCTGCTTAATTATCCTGGCATGGAAGGGGATTTTGTCCTTATATCGTTCCATCTGATGACTCAATACCTCGGAGCCGGTAAATGCCACTTGCTTTTCTCTATCCAATTCAAACTGAATTATTAAATAGTCGCCTTTATTTACCTTGCTGGGAGAGATTTTGAAAGCCGTTACCAGTATCTCCATGTTTAAAATCTCACCTATCTTTCTTTTGCGGCCTTCCAGAGGAAAATCCCTGTTGTCTGCAAAATCAGAGAAGTGCTGATATTCAGACATAAAGCTTCCTCAGCTCTTCCAGATGCAAACTACGTTTAAAATTGTACGCGTTGCACCATTTCAACCAGCCTTCGGTCGAGGCGATGGAAGAGCGCAGGGAATCAGCCGTTATCTTCCCGGCCTTCAGCAGCCAGGGGAGCAGGCGCAACCTCTTCTTGACTCGTTTGGCCGTGCTCTTCCTGAGCAAAATATAATCGGGGAAGTGCCGGTATCCCAGGAAGTCGATGCCGTCTTTCACGGGGAACAGTGATTGCCGGCTGATATTGAGGGTTAATTTATTTCTTAAGAAATCCGTGATGATGTCTCGCATCTCTCCCAGGAAGTCTTTGTCTTTATGCAGCAGGAGGAAGTCGTCGCAGTAGCGGATATAGTGTTTGATTTTGTATTTTGATTTAAGCATCTGGTCCAACTCATTAAGATAAAGGTTGCCCAACCATTGACTTGTGTAATTGCCGATCGGGATATTGGTGGGCCCCTCGATGCTGTAAATGATATCTTTTAAAAGCCACAGGGTATCGGGGCATTTAATTTTCCGTTGGACGATCTCGAATAAAATATCGTGGTTGATCGAGGCGTAGAACTTGGAGACATCCATTTTAAGACAATAACCTTTCGTGGCCCTCATGAACTCCATGGTCCGGCGGCTGCCGATGTGAATGCCTTTGCCTTTCCGGCAGGCGTAGGAATCATAAATAAAGAGATTATCCCAGATCGGTTCGACCACATCCATTAAAGCATGCTGTACCACACGGTCCGGGTTAAACGGCAATCGGTATATCAGCCTTTCCTTCGGTTCATGGACGCTGAATATTTTGTAAGGCGAGGTCGTGAAGGTTTTGTTAATCAGAGACTGCCGAATTTTGTTAAGGTTTTCATCGAGGTCGCGTTCAAATACCCCGATAGTATTCTGCCAGCTCTTACCTTTGCGGGCATTTCGATAAGCCTGATATAGCGTGTCCTTATTCACGATTGCTTCAAACAAATTACCGTGTCTTTTCATATTATTGTGCCGGGTGAGGTTCGGTTGCCCTACTATTCACCCGGCAACTCCTGTTTTGTGTTCCGCTTTCGCGAGGATGTTGAGTTCAGTTAGGATTAGCGCCCCTAAATCTGAGAGTGCCTGCCTGCCGATATTCGTATTCGTATTCCAGCGATAGTTATTCGCATTCCGATACCGCGAGCCGCAATTCGTGCCATTATTCCAATTACCGCCTGCCAGCAGTGCCTTCCATAACTCAACCAACCTACTACACGTTGTAGCCAAAATTTTCTCGCGCTCCGTTTTATTGCGGATCCGAGAGCGCCCGCCCGCCGATAGTCGTAACCGTACACCAGCGATAGTTATACGCAACCCGAAACCGCGAGCCGCAATTCGCGCCAGTATTCCAACCACCGCCCGCCAGCAGCTTAACATCCCCATAAGTCCCCTGCTTATATAAAGAGCCCTTACCTCCAGGAAGAGCATAATAAGCAAAGGCTTGGGAATTTAGCGCGAGGTCAAGGCTCTGATCCGCGCCGGAAGCATTGTCCGCCTCTAACCTGTTGTCCGCTCCATCATCATAGTTAATCGCTACTCCGGTTACAGCTGCACCCGCATCATGTTTTACCAGCAGAAAATAGGCGGGATTATTAGACGGGATATATACATCCTTAAGTATTGTGGCAATATTACAGAGCAGCCGCGCCGGTTGAGCTGCGGCATCAGCGAAATAAACCTGTCCAATAGCCCCCACACTTGCCGCAGCCTCATATTTGATCGGGATTTTATCGTTGGCGGGCCCGATGTAGTTGTCTGCCATGGCCGTGGCCAGGTTGCTGGCCAGGTAATAATCACCATTCGCACCCTGCCGGAGATAAATAGGGTTGCCGCCGGGTGCATTATCGTGCGTGACCGTAAAAAGCAAAGCCGCAGCAATCGTAGACCCGTCCGGGTCGCAGCGGAATGACTGGTCCTTTAGCCATTGATACATGGCGCCGCAGCAATCCTCCAGCCCGAAGTTCGATACCATGCGCCTGTAAGCAGTGTCCAGGTGCCGGCCTGTGGTTACTGGATCCGCAGCACCCAATATGGCCGTTAGCTGATTTGACCCCTCAGCTGCAGCCTGAAATTCCATGTCCCCAAGAAACTGTTTTGAGACAGCGGCGTAGTCATCGGCAAAATCCAGCCAGGTGCGGGTGTCGGAGATTGTGGCGCCATTGGCCGATGCAGTTGAAGTCCCGGTACCCGAGGTCAGGTAAATATCGACCCATTTATTGATTGTGCTCACCCACACCATGCCTTCCGGCTGGCTCCGAGGGCGGTGTTTTAAATCCCAGATCGATGCCGGCAATATCTCGCCTGAAACATAACCGGTCAAAGTATGGCCGCCAATTACTCCTACATCGAGACATAAAGTGTGACAGCCGCCGATTTTGCGGGAGGTCGCGGCGTCGAAACCAGCAGGGAACGTGGAGGTCCGGCTGGCCTTAAATACAAGCGTACCCGCATTGTCACAGGCGTAGATATAGTAATTGACCGCGCTTTCAAGGGTCGTGATCTTGATGTCGTCCAGCCAGACATTAGCAGCTCCGGGATCGACTATTGCCTTGAGCCCGATGCTTATAACGGCATCTCTGGCCGCGGCCGCCGCCGTCATGGATAAGATCATCCTGTATTGGACGTTGGCCTTGAGAGCAGGAATAGTCAACTCTTCCGATGTGGAGACACAACCCGCGTGCTCGTCGTAAACTATTTTAAACACGCCTTCAGCCTGGTTGGTACTCGAGGTAATAAGAAACGATATGGCACGCTTGCCGGCCGCGCTCCAATCCTGCGCAGCAAAATCCTTATAGGCAACAAGCCCCGTAACAAAAAGAGCGTCGATCGCGAGTTTAACCTGCCCCGCTTCATTTGAAGCGACTACATTTGCCGAAGCCGTCCAGGCGCCTGCCCCGTCCTCGATCACCACGTCAGCAACATAATCATCGATGTCATTCGGGAGGATAACGTTGGTGTCGGTGTCGATTAAAAACCAGCTGTCACTTATACGGAGAGGGATAAGGTTGCTGCCCTTAACCACCACTCTATTGTGATTTGCAGCATCCGCTTCGAGGATCCTGTCGAGCTTATTCAGGGGGAAAGCGGCCAGGACCGCAGAGGCAATCTGGCTGTCGGATACATCTTTGGTAACTTTACGATTCGCCATTACTCACCTCTTTGGCCAGAACTTTTTCGCCATATCGCTGATTCCTTTTGCTATCCTGGATCCCAGGTTGGGGGTGCCCACCTCCACAACGCTGACGGCATTGTCAACTGCAACCGGAACTTCCACGGGGGGCTTTATTTTAATACCGGCAGCCGGCAGTGCAATATTGGCCAAGCCGCTGATTTCCTTTGTGGTCTCGAAGCCCTTGCGCTTCCATATGGGGCTGGGGTTATCGATTTCCTCTGTAACCCAGTTGCCATCGGGTTTGTTAACGTCAACGGGCCTGATCGCCCTGGTAACCTTCTCTGTATTTACGAGTGCCAGAGATGCCAGATCGGTTTTTGCCCGCCCGGCAAACTCGGGTATTTTCAAAAGGTTCTCATAATCCTTTTTGGTCGCGACTACCTTAGGATAACCCTGCATGCTGCACCTCTTTATGTTTTAATCGGATAGGCCTTGAAATTGTACGTGACGCCCGTAGCGGGGTTTACCATGGTAATTACCACGGGCGCCCCGCTTAAAGTGCCGTCGGCGGTAAATACCGGCGTCCCGACCGCGACTCCATTTACATATTCCATGGTGTCCCTCCTTAGCTTAAAAACCCGCCGCTCACTGCGGATTCATACTCGATTGTAACTAAAAGATTTACCGGGGTCGCGCCGGTGCCCACCAGCGTAATTACAACCGTTTTAGCGGCGGCCAGCTCAATTACTCCCGTCCAGCCGACCTGCTGGTCGATGGAGGTTATATTCACTTTTGCAGCCGTCACAGCGCTAATAAAGGTAATCGGGGCAGCTGTGCCACCCTGGATGGCTGCCGAAGTTAAATCGACCTGGGCAGCCGTGACGGCTTTAAGGGTTATCGATTTGATAACGCATGCGGCCGTGGTTACAGTGGCCACCGTAACCACTCCGGCGTTGGCAGCCGAGGTAATGGACTTCTGGAAGATCTGGGTCACTCCCGCCTGCCTGGTATAGGCCACTGCCGCAAGGGCGGCGGCAGGAGACGCTATGGCGAGGGCGACCTGCCCTATTGTAAACGCGACCTGAGCCAAAAGCCCTTTTACGTAGGCCATGAGAGAGGCCACCACACCCAGTACGATTACCGGGGTATCGGCCTTGTTGCCGATGACATCCCGTTCATGCAGATTTACCACATCATCGACTGCCGGCACGTTAAGGTCTATGGCGATCGCCGGGTCCGTGCCGTAAATCGGCAAAATCATGTAGCTGGTGCCGGCTAATATCTGCGTAGCGAAGGCGGCGTCCACCGTTAAAGTATTGGCGGCATGGATGGTGATAAAGCGCACTTGCCCTTTGGATGATCCCGTGATAATCCAGATCATCAGCCCGACTTTACCGGTCAGGGAGGCCAGCGCGTCGTCTACCAGGGTCGTGCCGCCTATATTACCGTCCGCGGTGGTAATGCCTGAAGCGATGACCATGGACGGGCCTTCCCCGTCGGGAAAGCCT